GCTTCAACCTCAGATATAGCACTATTAGAAATGGCAGGGTTTGCAGTCTATGCGAATAAATCCAATCCATTTGTAAAAGATCGTGTTTTAGCTTCCAATAAAGCATTTCAGAATAAACGTGTTATGATTAATCAAAGGAATTGTCCAGAATCGGCAAAGTGCTTAGAACAGTTGGCCTATGATGGCAATGGGGAGCCTGATAAGAAGTCAAACCTTGACCATTTGCCTGATGCTGCAACATATCCTATAGCTTTTGAAATGCCGATTGATAAGCCAGCCGCCAAACTTAAATTGACCTTTGCGAGATAAGAAAATGCCAGTAAATGACCCTAATGCAGAATATAGAAAGAATTTAGATGGCTGGACATTGGTCAGCGATTGTATTGAGGGTGCGAAAGAGGTTAAGAGTAAAGGGACGACATACCTCCCCAAGCCTAACCCTAACGACACAAGTGCAGAGAATACTGACCGCTATAATACATACAAAGAGCGGGCAAACTTTGTGAACTTCACTGGTCACACCAAAACAGGTTTATTAGGGTTGGTTTTCCGCAAAGATACAGATGGTGACCTACCACAAGCCATTGAATACCTTTTTGAGAATGCTAATGGCAGCGGCCTTACACTTGATCAGCTAACGCGTGACGTTATTGGAGAGACGTTAGAAGCAGGGCGATATGGTTTGCTGGTTGACTATCCAACGGCTGCTGGTGCTGTAACTAGAGCTGATGAAGTCGCTTTGAATCTGCGAGCTAATATCCTCGCATATCAGGCGAAGAGCGTTATTAATTGGCGTACTGAAATGATCGGCGGTGTAAAGAAATTATCTTTGGTGGTGCTGCTTGAGCAGAATGAGGTGATTGCAGCCGATGGCTTTATGTCGCAAGTAGAGGACCAATACCGTGTTTTACGCCTGACAGACGGCTATTACACCGTACAAACCTACAATAAAGATGGTGAGGCTATAACTGAAGAGATTGAGCCAAGGAAGTCCGATGGCGGTCGGTGGGACACAATACCGTTTGCCTTTGTCGGCGCTCAGAACAATGACGAATCTGTAGATAAAGCACCATTGATAGATATTGCAGAGGTTAATGTGGCGCACTATCGAAACTCTGCTGACTATGAGGATTCAAGTTTTATGGTTGGTCAGCCAACCCCGTTCGTAACCGGACTGTCCCAGTCTTGGGTTGATGGAGTTCTGAAGGGTGGTGTTGTTATTGGTAGTCGGCAAATGTTGCTGCTTCCAGAAGGAGGTAATGCAGGTTTAATTCAGGCTAATCCAAACCAGATGCCAGAGCGCGGAATGGAGATGAAAGAAGCGCAGATGGTAATGCTTGGCGCACGTCTTATCATGGATAACAAAGGCGTAGAGACGGCAGAGGCTGCACGTATTCGTTACAGTGGTCAGAATTCTTTGCTGGGGTTAGTTGTTGGCAATTCAGAATCTGCATTGATTCAGTGTATGGGATGGGCTGGTGAGTTCATGGGGTCATCTGAAGAAGTGACATACAAAATTAACCGTGAATTCTACGATGCTACTATAGATCCGCAGTCGATCATGGCTCAGATTCAATTAGTAGATCGTGGAGTAATCGCTGATACTGATCTGCGTACTAATCTGCGTAAGGGTGGATTGATTGAGGCAGGGCGTACAGATGAAGACATTGAGGGTGAAGCTGAAGACATTACAGGCTTTTAATGGCTGTTCATCCACAACTAGGAATTGATATTGATTTGATATTCTTGAGGTTTAGGCAGTTAATAGCTGAAAACAGTCGGTAGGTTAATCAATCGCAGATCAAGAATGCCCGTAACAAGCGAAAACGAAAGCGTAAAAAATGAGTACAAACCAATTTCTTATTGACGCATCAACTCGCCATGCCGTATTTCTTCAGCGTTATGCGGGTGGCGAGTCTAAGAAGGCTATCAAAACTCTGAACAGGTTACGCAGGGATATAAACGCCCGACTGTCACAGGAGCCAACAGAGTTCCAACGCAACCGATTATCAATCATTCTTGACGATATAGACCAGCTCTACTATCAGTCGTTTACTCCGCTAACTCAACAAATAAAAGCTGGCGCTCATAGTTTGAGTGCTTCAGAGGGTGCGTTTGCTGTTGATTTATTCAGCAAGGCAACCTCTTTTGATTTCATCCTACCTCCTGATTCAGCACTTATTGCTGCTGTAGAAGAGGCTCCTATGGCAGCTCCTGTTGGTATGAGTGCAATATCCATAGATGATGCTCTAGCTCAATACGGGGTAAAGAAGGCTGAACAGGTTAAACAGGTTATAACTGATAGCGTGGTTATGGGTGATACCACTCCAGACATCTCCAGAAAGGTTGGTCAGTTAATGACCACGCTGCATAGACGGCAACTAGACACTCTGGTTCGCACAATCACCAACCACACATCAAATGTTGCACGTAAAGCAGTATATGAACAGAATGATGATGTGTTGGATGGGTATCGGTGGGTTTCAACCTTAGATAATCGCACCACACTAATCTGCATGAGTAGAGATAATAAGGTTTATACGAATATTGGTATTGACCCTATGCCTCCTGCTCATTTTGGCTGCCGCAGCACAACTATTCCAGTGGTTAATCCTAAATACAATCTCGGCGCAAAGGTAACGGGGCAAAGAGCATCAAAAGGCGCGAGCGGTGGAAAGCCTGTATCTGCCAATAAATCCTACGGAACATGGTTGAAAACACAGCCAAGAGAGTTTGTTGATGAGGCTCTAGGCGCTGAGAGATCTGAATTATTCCGCGCTGGCAAATTATCTATAGACAAATTCGTTGATCCTACTGGGCGCGTTTACACATTAAGAGAATTAGAGAGAATGAATCCGTTTGTTTTTGCGGATATGTAACGTGGCAGTGCCACATAAAGAGTCAGTGACTCAAAGGAGATGATGATGTTTGTACGTTTGAACCGTGGATATTTTGATGAGGCTGGAGATGATGGTGGTGAGGGTGGTGGTGCTGGTGGTGGTAGTGAGCCAACGGTTGCCGAGTTACAGGCACAGATTGCTGCACTTGGCGAGAGTCAAACCACACTACAGCAAGAGAACGACCGTTTGAATGGCAAGATTACAGAAGCCAACAAACACAAAAAAGAACAAGAAAGAGCAGCAAGGGACGCACAAAGAGCTAAAGCTGAGGCCGATGGTAACTATGAGCAGCTATTTAAATCTAGTGAAGTTGAACGCGAATCATTGACTCAGCAATTAACGGGTCTACAATCTTCCATAGAGAGTAAGGAGATAAATGGTGCCGCGATGCGAATTGCAAGTAATCTCGCAGAAGGCGCAAATATCGAATTATTATCTGAATTTATTACTAGACGCTTGAAATTTGCTGAAGGTAGTATTAAAGTTGTTGATGAGACAGGTAGTTTAACTGTTTCAAGTCTTGATGATTTAGCAAATGAGTTCGCGGGAAGTTCCCGTTATGCTTCGCTAATCAAAGGCAGACAATCCTCTGGCGGCAGTGCCTCGGGTGGATCAAGTAGCGGCGGTGCCGTTAAAATTATGAAACGCGCTGATTTTGATGCGCTTGATCCAATCTCCCAGTCTAAATTTATGAAAGACGGGGGAAAACTTGAAATATAGAGGAATTACACAATGGCTGAAAATACACTAACCGCAATCATCCCTGATATCTATGAGGCGCTTGATGTTGTCTCACGTGAGCTGACAGGAATGATTCCAGCAGTCTCTATGGCTGCTTCTGCTGATCGTGCTGCGAAAGATCAAAATATTCAGGTTGATATTGCACCAACTATCGCTGCTGGTGATATCACTCCAGCAATGGTTGTACCTGATCCAACTGGCCTAACGTCAACTGCAACTACTATCCAGATCACTAAAGAGCGAGCTGCTTCATTTGGCTTTAATGGTAATGATCAGAAAGCGTTGAATACTGGTGTTGGTTATATGAACCACCGCGCCGGTAAGATTGCTCAGGCTATACGTACTCTGACAAACGAGGTTGAGGTTGATCTTGCTGCATTGCAATCAACTTGTTCGCGTGCATACGGTACAGCCGGAACTACTCCTTTTGGTACTGCTAATGACTATACAGACGCTTCTAATGTCCTGAAGATTCTGAAAGACAATGGCGCTGCACCAACTGATAATCAACTGGTAATCAATACTTCTGCTGGTGCTAACTTCCTTGGCAAGCAGTCAGCGGTTAATGCTGCTGGTACTGATTCAATGCTGCGTCAAGGTGTGTTGCTGGATCTCGCTGGTATGCCTATCCGTGAATCTGCACAGATTGTCACCGGCACTGCTGGTACAGCATCAAGCGCAACCACTGATACGGCTGGTTACGCTGTTGGCGCTGTTACCATCACTCTAGCTTCTGCTGGTACAGGTGCAATTCTGGCTGGTGACTTCATTAGTTTTGCAGGTGATAGTGAGAAGTATATGGTAACAACTGGTGATGCTGACGTATCAGGTGGCGGTACTGTTGTACTAGCGGCCCCCGGCCTTCGTACTGTTATCGCTGGCTCTGCAACGGCTATTACTGTTGTTGCAACTTCAGCACGTAATATGGCGTTTAACCGCTCAGCTATTGTGCTTGCTGCACGCGCTCCTGCACGTCCTGAAGAGGGTGATTTGGCGATTGATTCAACAATCATCACTGATCCGCGCTCTGGGTTGTCGCTTGAGTTCAGTATGTATGCTGGTTATCGTAAGATGCGTTATGAGGTAGCTTTGGCGTGGGGTGTTAAAAACATCAAGCCAGAGCATACAGCGATCTTGCTAGGCTAGTGTCTCAACAAAGCCTCTTCCATTCGGAGGGGGCTTTACTGATGATACTGGAGAAGATCGAATGGAAACTGTAGTAATTAAGACTAAAAACGGCCCTGTAACTATCAACAAGTGTGATTACGTTGATGGCACTCATACGTTATATAAGCCCGCTGTCAAAAAAGTCATAAAAAAGGCTGTAAAGGCTAAGTAATGTCTAAGTCAGGCACCTACATTTCAGTAGCAGAAGATCAAGAAGGTAAGAATCCGCGCATCATCACTGATGATCTTGGTTTGCTTGTAAAGGTTGGTGCTGGTGATTTAACCCTTGACGCTTGGGGCGTTAATAAGGTGTCTATGCCGATATCGTTATTCCACGGCTTGTGGACCTTCGATATCCCGCAGTCTCAGTGGTTTATGTATGAGAACGGTACTCAAGTCTATAGCTCGACGAATATAGTAAGCACTGGCGGTATTGCAGAGCTGACAGCAGACGCAACCAAAACCAGTGTAATGATGGAATCTAGGGAATGCCCCAGATACCAGCCAAATAGAGGTCATTTGTTCTCGTTCGCGGGATGGATGCCCGACAAAACAAACGATGGTATTAGAGAGTGGGGTGTGGCTACCACTGAAAACGGCGTATTCTTTAGGTTGAAGGCTGATGGTCTTCTGTATGCTGTCCTATTGCGCAACAGTGTAGAGACGCACGAAGAGTTGATTGATACTTCTGTCCTCACTGGTTTCGATGTAGAGAAGAACAACATCTACGATATTCAGTATCAATGGAGATCCGCAGGAAACTATAAATTCTTTATCGGTGATCCATCAAAAGGGACAAGTACACTTGTTCATACTTTCGACCTATTAGGTACATTGACTTCCGCATCAATGGAAAATCCTGCTCTACCTGTTCACATTCACGCTGAAAGAACTACTGAGACAGTGGTGTTGAACGCTGGCTGTGCTGATATTACCAGTGAGAATGGCATCGTAGATAAGGAGGTTTATAGTTCTGCTTATTCTGAGGCTGTGAGCGTATCAACTGATGATCCGGTGATTGTTATTAAACAACCTCTTCAGATTGATAGCGTGACGAATACACGCACCATGACTCTTGCAAGGATCACAGTTAAATGCTCAAAGAAGGCTACTTTTAAAGTATGGTCTACGCGGTCAGCAGCAGATATTACAGGTGCAACTTTCAAGGCGGTTAACAGTGGATCTTATATAGAAACCGACTCTACTGACATGAATGCAACAGCGGTTAGAGCAACATCTGTAACAGTGGCTAACATGAAGTTCATTACATCAATACCTGTTGAAGCGTTAGCACGACAGGAGGTAGATAACCCGTATCGTGGACGTATTGAGTTCCCGTTAGTGCGCGGTGATTATCTTGTTATTACTGCAACGGCGGCCTCTGGGTCAGCCGATTGCGTTGTTGAGTGGGGAGAGCAAATATAATGGCTACTATTGTTGTAGAAGATGGAACTGGTAAAACGGATAGCAACAGTTATATCTCTGAGGCTGATTTTTCAACCTATGCAACAGATCGAGGTGTAACAATCTCCGGCACCGTTGCTGTGTTGTTAATTCAAGCGATGGATTACATTGAAGAGCAACCATTTAAAGGCGACAAGGGCAGTGATGATCAAGCGCTTCAGTGGCCCCGTAGTGGCGTTATAATTGATGGGTATAGCGTTGATACGGATGCCATCCCTGTAAAGCTGACAGAGGCGTTGTGTGAGGCTGCAATAGCTATTGATGGTGGAGATAACCCTTTGTCCAATGAAGAACGCGCAACCAAGAGAGAAAAGGTTGATGCGATTGAAGTTGAGTACATGGATGGGTCACGTAATACGGTTTATCTGGCAGCGGTAGAGGCTAAATTATCGAAATTGCTTGCTGCTGGTGGGCGTGGTTTCTCAGCGGTGGCTATTCGTGGCTAATTTTTACGCACGTCTGGCAACCACAGCAACTAGATTGCTAGATGATAAAGGTCAAACGCTATCGTTCAGTAGAGACAATGTAACCTCGTTCAATCCAGTAACAGGCGAAGAGACAAAGGGTACTGCTATAACGTATAGCGGCAGCGGTGCGGTATTTGGGTATGGTTCATCTGAGATAAACGGCACTGACATACAAAGAGATGATAGGCGGGTTATTCTTGAGGCCGTATCTACTGCTCCTGCTGTTGGTGATTCAGTAACTATTGATTCTATCGTTCATAGAGTGGTAGATGTTGAGCAAGTCAATCCTGCTGGAACCGTTGTTATTTATCAGTTACAGGTGAGAGTATGAGTTTCGCTGGTGATATTCATAAGTTCAATGTTAAGGCGCAAGGTAATACTAGTAAGGTGTTGCGTGGAACCGCGCTTGCTATGTTTGGGCAAGTTGTACAGAGAACTCCTGTTGATACAGGTAGATTACGGGGAAATTGGCAGGTTGAGTTAAATAATATCCCAAGATCTACAGTAAAGCAGACCCCAAGCGGTGCGATATCCCAAGGTAATGCAGAGATAAATAGATCAAAAGCAAATGATGCTATCTACATAATAAATAATTTACCCTATGCGAGAGTTGTAGAGTATGGCTTGTATCCGGACGGCCCAAACACTGCTGGTGGTTATAGTCGGCAATCGCCACAAGGTATGGTTCGTGTAACTGTTGCGGAATTCAGGCGAGAAGTTGAGAAGCAAGCGAGGTCAGTTAAATGAGCGCATTTTTTGATATATCGGCTGCACTTGATGCACAGTTAAATACAATGGTTGGTGCGCCTTCTGTAGCATGGCCCAATAAAGAGTTCACTCCTGTTGATGGGACTTTATACGTCCGTCCGACAGTGCTTATGGGTACGGTAGAGCGTGAAACTGTAGGTGCAACTGCTAAAGATTGGTACAGCGGCATTTATCAGGTTGATGTATTTGCACCTGTAGGGCAAGGCAAGAAAGAAGGTTTGGAAATGGCAGATACCATTGCAGACCGTTTTAAACGCGGGACAGAGCTGACATATAACGGACGCACTGTGCGTATTTTGGGTGTAACATATAATACTGCTGTTAGTGGTGACAGTTTTACACAAACGCCCGTAACAATTAATTTTTATTCACTTACTGAAGAGAGATAGAGGAAAGCGCAATGACGACACACATCGGAAATAATGGCTCTGTAAAGATCGGGGCGAATACTGTAGCAGAGGTTGTTGATTTTTCATTGACTGAGGGTGTTAATGTGGCTGATGATACCGCTATCGGTGACACTTCAGACTCGCATAAAATTGGTACACTTAATTGGAGTGGTTCTATTTCATGCTATTGGGATGAAACAGACTCAACAGGGCAAGAGGCAATGACTGCTGGTTCATCTGTTGATGTGCATCTACTCCCTGATGGCGCAACAACTGGTGATATTGATTTCAACGGTACAGCAACCATAGTCGGTATTGAAAGAGGTACAGTCAATAATGCAATCGTTACTGCCAATTTCACGTTTACGGGCAGTGGTGATTTAACTAGAACTGTTCTCTCATAATGGAATTAGGCGCACTTGAAACAGCACAGGCCCATAATGAGGGCGCAGAGATGCGTGTTCGTGGGCCTGATGGTGAATATACTGACTTTTATATAATGCTTTCAGGTATGGATTCTACCACTTGGCGCAAAGCTGCAAGAGATGTTAAGCGTAAAGTGGTAGAGGTGATGTCTGCTGGTGGTGAGGTTGATATTGATTTTGAGGCTGAATCATTGGCGGCATCTACTATCGGCTGGCGTGGGCTTGAGTCTGACGGTGAGGCTGTAGAGTTTAATGTGGATACAGCATTTAGCTTGTATAAGAACGCGCCATATATTCAAGATCAAGCCGATAGGTTTATGGGTGATCGTGCAAATTTTATAAAAGGGTAGCGGCTGAAGTTTTATCGTATGCAGAGTGGAGCTTTAATGCTTATGGATATGATAATGGGTCAAATAAAACGCGGTATGCTATCTGGTCAGCTATATATGAAAGGTCGGGAAAGAAGCCGAAGGGATTAGAGGATAAGCCTAGCATAACAAAAGAGTTCGCCTATCTATGGGAACTCTATCTTGAGGTTAAAGGTGGCTGTGAGTCGGTAGGGTATGTTGAGCTGGATTCTTATCAGCGAGTAGCAGGGTATCAATTAAGGGCTTGGGAGTCTGATATATTGATTCAAGTGGATAAATTGAGGGCGTAAAAATGACTGATGTGGCGACGCTGGGAATTAAGGTTGAGGCTGATGGCGTTGTAAAGGCAACTGATGATCTTGGTAAGCTGGAAAAACAGGCTGGCAAGACAGAAAAGAAAACAGACGGCCTCGGCAAGACATCAAAGAAAACAGTACCCAAGTTCAAAGCCATGAAAGGGGCTACTCAGCAACTCGGCTATCAGATTCAGGATATTGCTGTACAGCTTGGCGCAGGGCAGAATGCAATGATGGTATTCGGACAACAGGGTTCACAGATTGCGTCTATCTTTGGTCCGAGTGGTGCTGTTCTTGGTGCTGTAATCGCTGTTGCTTCTGCTCTCGGTGTAGCTTTCTTTAATGGCGCAAAGGATGCAAAAGATTCCTTGGCTGGACTTAATGCTGAGACAGAGAACTTCTTAGGTAATTTGGATTCGATGAATCATAAGCAATTGCTTCTTGCTAGAGAACGACTGCTTGAGAATAAACGAGTCTTAATGGGTTATTCAAGTATTGTTACTGAGACAGGCGCAAGATTAAATGAGCTATTTTTGAAGGGCGGCACAAAAGAGGGGCGCACTAGAGAGGAAACAACAGAATTTATCACACTCAAGGTTGCAGCAGAAAATGCCAAACTTGAGTTGTCAGATGTAAATAAACAGCTTTCAGAGGTTGATAGTAGAATGCGGTCTGTTGCTGAATCTGGAGTCAATAAAAGCCTATCTGATCAGAATAAAGAGCTAAAACAAAGTAGGGATAGTTGGCGCAAAGCTATCAAAGCCGTTGAAAAATACAACGATAAACAAAATAAAACAGCAGAAGCTATAAAGCGTGCAATTGATCCAATGTACGCACATATTCAGAATGTTGAACGGCTAACGGTATTGAAAGAAGAGGGGCGCTTAACGGAAGAACTGTTTGCAAAAGCTGTCATTAAGTCAGGAGAGGCACTGAATAAGACTAGTAAAGAGACTGATGTGGCCATGAAATCAATGAAAGCGTCTATCTCTGATACGGTTACTGAGTCTATAGCTAACTTTAAATCTTTGGGGGATACTGTTAGTGCTGTTGGTGATATGGTAGCTAGAATGATAATAAAAAAGCAGATCGCTGATCCTTTTGCAACTGCTGCATCCAATATTCTTGGAGATATTGATTTTAGCTCATATCTACCATCGTTTAATGGTGGTGGTTTTACTGGTGGCGGCGGTAGGGGTGGTGGTATTGATGGGCGCGGTGGCTTCCCTGCTATCCTCCATCCAGACGAAACCGTTGTAGATCACACGAAAGGGCAACAAATGAGTGGGCAGACTGCCAATATTACATTTAATGTAAACGCTGTTGATAGCCAGTCATTCCTTGCACACATGAGCCAAAATAAAGCGTTTATTGTTGGCGCAGTAAGAGAAGCATTTAATAGAAATGGAAGGGTGATGCCAGCATGAGTTTTCCGACCACTCCAGTACCATCATCAATCAAGATTGTAAGCATACAGCCGACATTGGTATCTGTTACTCATTCATTGAAGCGGCAAGCGAGAACGCGAGGCGGACAGAGATGGGCTATAGAGGCAGCATATCCCCCGCTGAGTCGTGAGGATTTTGCCCCGTTGTTTGCTTTTGGTATAGCTCAGAAAGGCCAATACAGCACGTTTACATATATTCCCCCTGTATATGGGAATGCTACAGGTGATGTTAGTGCTTGCACGTCTGCTGTAGAGGTGGCTGGTACTGAGGTGGTTACTGTTACTATGACCGGCACATTAAAAGCAGGGGATTTTGTTAAGTTTGCCAGCCATGTCAAAGTATATATGGTCACTGCTGATCTAACTGGTAGCGGAGAATTAAGCATCCAGCCCCCGCTACTAGAGGCTACAACTTCGGCATCTGTAACCTATGATAGCGTTCCTTTTACAATGGCATTCTCTACAGATATACAATCATTTGATCGTGGAGTACCTGATTTACATAGCTATAAAATATCACTGGTCGAGGTCGTCTAATGGATCGCGGATCAACTGCTGCATTTCAGGCTGAAGTAGTAAAGCTACAGAATCATCCTGTACATTTAATTGAGATACATTTAGATAGCGGCGTTACTTATGGGAATGATGGTTATAAAGATGTTTCATGGAGCGGTAACGATTATCTGGCGCTAGGTAGTTTTATTGGTTATTCCGATATTGAAGAGGCAGCAGAGGTTATTGTATCTTCAATCACTCTTTCACTATCTGGAGTTGATCAGGCTTGGATTTCAGCATTATTGAGTGAGGATTATATCGACCGAACCATTAAAATTTATACTGCATTCCTTGATTCATCACAAGCACTGGTGGTTGATCCTGTATTGGTATTTGAAGGACGAATGGATCAGCCTGTAATTAGTGAAGATCCTGCTGCTGGCTCTGTAATGGTTGCGGTTTCAGCGACTAATGCTTGGGTTGATTTTACACGTAAAACAGGTAGACACACCAACCATGAAGAGCAAAATATATTCTTTTCTGGTGATGATGGTTTTGAGTTTGCGAGTGAGATTGTAAAAGATGTTATCTGGGGTAAGGCATGATAGAAATTGATCTACATCAATTTATACAGAGCGAGATTGGTAAGCCGTTTAATTATGGCGAACATGACTGTGCGACCTTCGCAGCGAAAGCACTAGATATCATTACAGGCGGCGGTATGTTTGATACTATTCAGTCAAGGCGCATTGAATGTAATGATTTAATCCCATATATGGAGAAATACGGCTCTATTGGTGAGCATTTTGAGTCTGTAGGTGGTAAAGAGGTAGATGTTAGTTTTGCGTCTACTGGTGACTTCATTGTAATTGAACATGCAGAGGGGCAGTTTAGTGCTTGTGTGTGTATGGGTGCGCGAACTGCTGTTAATACTGAAGAGCGAGGGGTGTTATTATTCCCCACATCAAAACTACAAAACATAATAGGAGTATGGCGTGTTAGGTAATTTTCATACTGGACTGCCTAATCCACCTTTCAAAGAGGCTCCTGTTGTCGCTGCTGTTGCTGGCGCTGCTGCATCTAGCTTCGTTACTGGTCAGGTGATGCTCGCTACAGGTGGATTTTATTCAGCCAGCCTAGGAACGATTATTGGCGGGAGTACCGCATTGGGTGCAATCGCTGGATTAGGCGTGGCTGGCGCTGTAGTTGGTTTTGTTGGTAGTGCTTTTGCTGGAGATGTTGAGTCAACGCCTGAAGCACAATCAAGAGGTATTCTTGTAAACAAATCATCTAATGATGCGCCTATTCCTGTTGTTTACGGGCAGAGAAAGGTTGGTGGTACTCGTGTATTAATGGATGTCACCGGTAGTAGCAACAATTATTTGCATATAGTTTTAGCATTATGTGAAGGTGAAATTGATTCAATCGAAAACATCTATCTTAATGACGTTTTATCAACTGATAGCCGGTTTACTGGATACCTTGACACATACACTCATGTTGGCACAGATACACAGGCAGCAGATAGTAATTTGGTTTCTGCTGTTACTGCGTGGACGACAACGCATCAATTAAAAGGTACAGCATATATCTATGCAAGATGTAAATTCAGCAATGATGCCTATCCTACTGGAATACCAACAATTACGGCTGACGTTAAAGGTGTTGAAGTCTATGATCCGCGCACAACAACTACTGCATGGAGCAATAACCCTGCTTTATGTGTCAGGGATTATCTTACTAATGATCGTTATGGTCGTGGTATCAGTTCTACCCTTATTGATGATACAAGTTTTAACGCTGCTGCAAATTATTGTGAGGAACAGGTTACGATTGGTGGGGATACAGTAGATAGATACACTTTGAACGGTGTTGTAGATACCTCAATGGGATCTATGGACATACTGAAACGGCTTTTAACGGCTTGTCGTGGGTTTTTAGTGTTCTCTGGTGGATTATATAAGCTCGTTATAGATAAGCCTGAGACAGCCGGTTTTACGTTCTCTGAGGACAATATTGTTGGTGGATGGAATATCTCACTCGGAAGCAAGAATAGTCAATTTAACCGTATCAGGGCGAACTTCTTTAATAATGAGAGACAGTGGCAGCCAGATCTAGCTGTTATTGATAGTACATCTCTACGCACAGCAGATAATGGGTTGTTGCTAGAGAAAACTATCGATCTTCCTTTTACCAGTGATATTGATCGGGCTAAGATGATCACAACTATCAACCTGAATCAGTCGCGTCAGCAGATTATGGCTGAATTCACTTCAACTATTGAAGGATTAAGAAATGAGGTTGGAGATGTGGTTTATATCTCACATGAAACTACTGGATGGGATACTTTAAATGGTGGTTTGGGTAAATTATTCCGTATTATGCGAATCACATTACAAAATAATGATGAAGTACGTGTTATGGCAATGGAGTATGACGTAACAAGCTATGACTTCGGTACTATAGCCGCAAGTGATGCAGCTCCAAACACCAATTTACCAGACCCTTACACAGTAGGAACAGTATCAGACGTAATCATAAACGCGCAGGATTACATCTACAACGGACAAATTGATATTACATGGAGTAGTAGTGCAATCTCATTCAGGGATCATATCCTCCTAACCGTTGACGGTGTGGCGGGAAGCGAAGAGGTAACGCGGAACTCAGTAACATCAACCACACCGAATACTCTATCTGATCCTAACGTATCTATTCAGAAGATGATGCCAGTGGTTGGGCCGGTAGGATTCCCCGCCTATGATCTGATACTAACGCTATCCGCAGCAGAAAGGGCGAAGTTAGGCGTTAATCAGGTTATAACAATGTCAGGATGGAGCGGAACAAACGCAACCGTTTTCAGTGATGCGCTTTGGCTTGTTTACAACATCACCGACAACTCAGACAGCACAACTACATTGCGTATTTTTGCTGTTGAGTACCGAGAGAGATTCACCAGTTTCCCAACATCTTCTGCATTGACTATCTACACCGAGAATACGGGGCTGGCGAAGTCAAATCCAGCAGCATATTACTATCGTGAATATTCCATCCAAGATTTAGATTCTTACGCACTAGATAACCTTCCTCATGGAACTTACGAGATTACCCTGACACCTGTTAATACACTAGGCGTGAATGGTACGCCGTACACCGTAGGAGTGACTATTGACCCACCACCAGTACCGGACGTGAAAGGGGTGGAGCTGGATTTAGGCGGTGATGGGCAGGGTAACGAAACCGAATGGACAGGTAAAGATTGCAAGATCAAATGGAGAGCGGGAACACTTAGTTTTTCATACTCAGTATTGAATGGAGAAGACCCTAACGGTGCAGGTTATGGGGCAATCGACGCATATATCAAAGACTTTATGGTTGAGGTTTATAACGGAACCACACTGCTTAGAACCGAGTACGTAACTGACACATGGTACACCTACACCTATGAAAAGAACGCTGAAGATGCTGTTAAACAGTCTGCAACACCTTATAGAGATCTTAACTTCAAAATATGGGCGCGTGGTAGACAGAACCAAATCTCTGAAAATGTGGCGGTCCTCTGATATGACTGTTTCTAATCCAGCTCCAACAATCACAGCTCCTACAGTCTCAGCCAGAGTAGGGGGTATTGAATTTGCCTTTACTCGACCAACTGATTTGGACTATGAAGGGTTAAAGATATATGGCTCTACCTCTACAGGCTTCACAGCGGATAGTTCCACACTGTTAGTTGATACCAAAGAGACCACAGTGCTGGTCACAGGGTTAACTGCTGGCGCATTGTACTATTACAAGTACGTACCCTATGACATTTTCGGGGATGGCAGTCTATCTAGTGAGGGGTCAGTCACCACGCTACAGAATAGTTTTGCAGGGACAATAGACACCTTGACAGGACGTGAGAACAGCAAAGACGGACGAACTCTTTACGCTGAAACATTCGCCAGTCTGGGGTATGGGAATTACACAGTTGCCGGTTCTGTCAATATGACTATCGGGAGTGTTGATAGCACAGATCTTCCCTTGTATTGGGGTCAAATATGCAAGGCAGGGTTCTTTGATTACACAGCAGTGGTAGCACTTCCATTTGATGTAGAGCTAACTAACATCGGGCCGAGTGAAGTTGATCAAAAGAGTTTTGTTCAGAGAACAAGTGCAGGAGATATGACTGCCTATGTAAGCGTGGGGGATATCATTACTCTGGAAGCTGATGGAATCAATAGTGTTTGGTGTGTAGTAACCGAAGTTATAGATGATGAATATGTTCGGGTAACGAATCGATTTAACGCAACGCCTAGTATAGATTACTGGGGCAGCTCCAGTGCGTCTCTAAATGAGCCGGTGGCCTCATCCAGTGCAGTAGTGTTTCAGGGAGCTGGAGATGTTGTTTATACCACCTTCTCAGCTAAATCATGGCTTAACTTTGCCACAACTAACGACTATGATGTAGATGCTTCAGGGGCTTTCTCATTAGAAGTAGACGATCTTAATTACATCACGAGGCCTTATATTCACATATTTATTGAAGGGCCATACATCAACGATAGTGCGTCTGAAAACATAGCAGAGAATATTTCAGCTAGTTACCAATTTGTTTATAAAGGATAAGAAATGGGGCAGTATAAAACGAATGATACCAATGGCCTTCGAGTTACTGTAACCAACGGTAGCGCTACAGTAACCAGTTCAGGGGCAACCGATACTGATTTTGTGACCGCAGGAGTTGCAGCAGGGGATATTTTTACGGTAGTTGGTGATAACGCTTGGTACTCCGTAGCTTCTAGGGATTCCGCGACTCAAATCACTCTTGCAGCTAATTACGCGCAAGCAACGATAACTAGCGCCAGCTTTGCAATCAGCATGGGGTTTACCACTCGCAATGGTTATCCGTATCCAGAGAAGGGGGATATTGAAACTCATTCATTGATACAGAGAGCATTTGAGCAGATCGATTCTGATACCTCTAAGCTGAATATCAGTGCGACTATTGCACCTACTGTCAATGATGATTCAGATGACGACTACTCTGTTGGGTCTAAATGGATTGATATCACAGCAGACGAAGCATATATCTGTGTAGATGCCACTGTTTCAGCGGCGGTATGGTTACAGACAACTTTAAACGGCCTCACGGCTACCATTGCAGAACTCAACTACGTTGATGGTGTAACGTCTAATATTCAAACACAGTTAGGTACTAAGTTACCTCTAGCTGGTGGTACTATGACTGGTACTATCGCAGACTTCACCTCAACAGGTATTGATGATAACGCTACGAGTACAGCTATTACTATTGATGCTAGTGAGAATGTGACATTAACAGGCACAGTAAACGGCTTAGAAATTAACACAACAGCCACATCTAACCTAGGACTAGGCACAGGCGCGGTAGATAGTATTACTACTGGTGATTATAATGTAGGTGTTGGTGATAATGCTTTGACTGCTAACACTACAGGTAATAACAACGTAGCTAGTGGTTCATATAGTTTATACTCTAACACCACAGCTAGTTACAACACAGCTAGTGGTTATAGTGCTTTATATTATAACACCACTGGTGCTAACAACACAGCTACTGGTTATAGAGCTTTATACTATAACACTAGTGGTTATTACAATACCGCTGTTGGTACTAATGCTATGTATTACAACACCACAGCTTCTAGTAATAGTGCTTTTGGTGATGCAGCTATGTATAATAACACTACAGGTACAAACAATACTGCCTTGGGTTTTGGTGCTTTATATGACAACACTACTGGTGTAGATAATACGGCTGTAGGTGAGAGTGCGTTAGCTGATAATACTACAGCTCACTATAATACGGCTGTAGGTAAACAAGCTATGCGCTCTAACACCACAGGTGCTAACAACACAGCTACTGGTTATCGTGCTTTATATGCCAACACCACAGGTGCTAGCAACACAGCTAGTGGTTATAATGCTTTATTCTCTAACACCACAGGTTATTCAAATGTAGCTTTAGGAGCTTTTGCTTTAGACTCGTGTACAAGTGGGCAAAGCAATACTATAGTTGGTACAGGTGCTGGAGAAGCAATAACAACTGGAAGCAATAATGTATGTATAGGTACTGATTCTGGCGCTCAAGGTTCTATGGTAAATCTTGTTGCTGCAAATGATAGAGCAGTTTTTGGTAGTCAGGCTACAACTAACGCATATGTCAAAGTTTCTTGGACAGTAACTTCTGATGAAAGAGATAAGATGAACTTTGCAGATGTTCCTCACGGATTGTCTTTTGTTAATAGTTTACAGCCTATTAAATTTAACTTTAAAAAATCAAGAGATAATGCAACACCTCACGGTAACGCTAGGTATGGATTTAAGGCACAAGATATACTTGCACTAGAAGGTGATAACCCAATCATTATTGATAATGAAGATGTAGATAATCTGAAGTATCAAGGTGAGGCATTAATGCCAGTATTAGTAAAAGCAATCCAAGAACTATCAGCTAAAAACGACGCTTTAGAAGCACGTCTGACAGCATTAGAAAACGCATAACACAAAGGAGAAAAATATGCCAAACGAAGAAGTAATATTAGAAGTACCATCAACAGAAGAAATCGCACAACATTACTCAGCAATGGGTGACAGTGTAGACCTAATCAACGCAGGACAACCAGAAGATATGTCAGCAGAAGATTGGGCAGATATGAAGTCTCGTAATCAAGAACACTTAGTTTTAATGTTAGCTAAGGATTTCTGGACGGATGCTCAAGATATGACAGCAGTAACCGCAGCAATCGCTGTATAAATAGGAGCAATAGATATGTCTAAGAAACAAAAAGACCAGACTATCACTATCGATGATATTGAGTACAACATAGAAGAGCTATCCCCAGAGGTAGTGCAGTGCGTGAACCATGTATCAGATCTGAATAACAAGATTGAACGATCTAAGTTCAACCTCTCACAACTTGAAGGTGGCAAGGCTTTCTGGAGTTCGGAACTGAATAAGCAGATCAAGATTATGGACGCATTGACTGAAGAAGTAGAAGAGGCTGCATAGCATGGCCGCTCTCAAGACCGCAAAGAAGTGGATGCCTTGGTACTGGTACATGAAACTACGTGGCTTTGAAGGCTTTATGACCTTCTGGGGCAGTGTCTATGCCATGCCTAGCTGGGAGAATAACCCCACGCTGATTGCTCATGAGATGGAGCACGTAAGACAGCTCAAAGAACATGGAGTTATCTCGTTCCACATTATCTACCTCCATT